GGGAGCGGTTAGCGTCGCCCTTTCAAGGGGCGACCTTGCGGAAATAGAAACAACGGCTAGGGCAAGCAAGAAAGAACTTGTCACCCTAACCGTTGAATCTGATTCGATTACCCTCGGATATGCCGTTAAGGGTGAACCGGAATCTATATCTGTTGACCCAGAGCCTTACCCTTGGGATCATTGGGCAGCGCTTGACGCCCTTCTATCCCGTGACTACGGGACGGACCGACCTGAGTTTGCGGCCTTTGACCCCTTGCTCTTTGCTCGGCTAGCCAAGGTCCGTGCCGAAGGGGACCGCGTGATGGACCTGTGGTTTTCGACAGCAGAGCACCCTGTGCTTGCCAAGATCGGGGAGACGTTTCGGGGGCTTGTGATGCCCCTACAGCGTCAGCAGGCTCAGATATACAGCCCTGAGGGGCTGTGGTAGCCATGGCGAGTGTCGGGGCGGCATTCCGGGTCTGACCCCCGGCATAGCCGCCGATACCGGCCACAGTGGCAGCCGCGAGGATTGCGGCAGCAAGCCTCAGGGCCGTACTTGGGTGTGGCCTGTAACGCTTCCCCGCGTCAAGGCACACAATCCGGTGTTCCAACTCTGTTCTCTGTTCGGAGAGGCGTTGCAGCGTTGCTGCAACTTCGCACTCATCCACGCCCGGGCTAGTAGCCGTGATGGCTAGTAGACCCTCCAGTAAAAGCGTAGCCCGTCTATGCGGCACGTTGACCCCTTGGAGGCATATTCCCTGATGCCCTCTCCCCTATGGGGAGGGTTGGGTGCTGTGGTGGTGTCCGTCCCCGTTGCTTGAGGCCCGGCAGGGCAGAACGTAGCGCATGGCACAGCGGGTGCCAAATCGGGTCAGTGACACGTAACAGACCCATAACGGTTGGCGTCGTGACGGGATTGATCTTGACTTACCGGACGGTAGGGGCTTGCAACCCGTCGCTAAGGTGTGTAACTTGTGTGTCACGGGGCGACACACCTAAGGGTGTCTCGCCCACGAGACAGGGGAAACCGCGCCGATCACGGAAAGGGAGTGGCTAGCCATCATGGCAGCACCGCGACTCTTGCCAGACCGCACGACACTAGAGAGGTTGCGCCGCAACGGTGCCACCTATAAGGCCATCGCTGAGCAGTACGGAGTGTCTGAGACAGCCGTATACTTCCAACTCAAGCAGGCCGGGATTGCTAAGGACCGCACCGTGACCCACAAGGGTTTGATTCCGTGGACGGTTCGGGGGGAACACCACCACACGCACCCAGCGCTCATGTTGCGTACTTTGTCGCGCAGAGCGCAGGGCCTTGAGAACGCGCCAGAGCGTGACGCCATGTTGAACAAGTGGCTAGGCGAAATGAAGGAAGCAAACGCCGTTGTGTGCTATGACCCCGATATGGGGCCGAACCCCGCTAGCCCGGTAACGGGCGGGTGGTTCTACATGAAGCGTCGCCCCAGCGATGGGGACAGCCTCATACGGTACGCGAAGCCCGGTAAGGGCCTGCCAAGGGGTTACCGCAAGCCCAAGCCGTGACGTGTAAACGCCCCCGCTCGGATGATGGACACCGGGTGGGGGCATGTCACCCCAGCATGCTAAGGTTTGGAACACACCGCAGAGAGCACAGCCTCTCAAGCGGGGACAACCACTGAAACGCCATTAGGGAGAATTACCGCAAGTGTCAGACCTGCCCTGCCAGAACAAAGCCCTCATGCCCCTGTTTTTCGGGGAAACCCCAGCGGAGCAGCGCGAAGCCGCAGCCCACTGTTTTACTTGTCCTCTCATGCTTAAGTGTGGAGAGGAAGGCCGTACCGAGGAATATGGCGTTTGGGGTGGCACCACTGAGTGGGACCGCCCGGAGGCTAAGGCCCTCGCAGAGAAGTTGCGCAAGATTGAGCGCGATAACGAGATTCTCACCCTCATCAGGCAGGGCGTTACCCGGGACGATATCGCGGAGCGTTATCAGGTCGCAAAGCGCACTGTGCAGCGCATCAGCGCAGCAGCACGCATGCAGAGCACCCCCGACCTTATCGCAGCCTGAAAGGTTAGGTTAGTAGTGACCTCCACGCTTTACAGCCTGACCGACGACACCATTACCGACAACTGGCCCCTTGACGTGGCCGCAGAGAGAGAAACGGAGGCACAGCATCGAGTCATCACCCTTGACTGAGACACCCACAACCACGGTAGACGTTAAGGCTTACAGGTCAGTCAGTCAGTTGACTAGTTGGCTTTCCTGTGGAGAGGCTTACCGCCTTGAGCGGTTCGCCAAAGCCCCGCAGCGTCCCGCAGCATGGTTCGCTCAGGGAATCGCCTTCCACGAAGCCATCGAGTTTTGGGAGAAGCACGACCGCAAACCCGCCCTTGAGGACGCCCTAGAGGTTTACGAAACCGCATGGGACCGCGAGGAAGCCGCAGCCCACGAAAAGGGGTGGGCGTGGAATCAGTGGACGACAGGCACCCCCAAGCGTGACGGTAAGGCTGACGTGGCTATCCGACGCCCTAAGGGCATGGATCAAGTCTCCGACTACATGGAGTACGCGCTACTCAATGCCGAAGAATGGCGGATACTCACCCTGCCCAACGGGGAGAAAGCGCTAGAACAGCGCTTTGAAATGGACCTAGGCATTCCGGGTAACCTTGTCCGGGTGGTTGGGTACATTGACCAAATGGTCGAATACCGCAACGGGGCTATTCGGCCCCGTGACCTGAAAACGGGCACTAAGCGCCCTGAGTGGGAAGTGCAGTTAGGCGTTTATGCCCTAGCCATGCGTGACTGTTTCGGCATTCAGGACGTGTGGCACGGGGACTACTACATGGCTAAGGATAGGGGCGTCACTAAGCCCTATGACTTGGCTAAGTTCACCCGTGAGACGGTAACCGATTGGTTCCACACGCTACAGACAGCGGTGGAACATGAAGTGTTCATGCCAAACCCCGGCAGCATGTGCAACGTGTGCAGCGTGTGGGAATGGTGCTCTGCTAAGGGTCCAAATGCGGGCGCTTACTAAGGTGTGTAGGAACTAACAACCAACAGGAAGGCAACACAGTTATGCAGCAGTTCAAGATTGGCGATAGGGTCCGCGTCAAGGACAACCCCTACAGTCAGCACAGCCACGCGGGCAAGACTGGCACCGTGACCGCCTTTCAGTCCATGGCCACCCTCAAGCGTGAGGGTAAGGACTCGGAGGGCTATTACACGGTCAAGTGGGATGACGCCCCGATGGACGCTTACACCCCGGGTATCTGGGATATCAACCTGACGGCGCACAACCCGTTCAAGGTGGGCGATAAGGTCCGGTTCATCAAGCACGCCCGCTACATTCCCACCGTCTCGCGTGGGGAGAAGTTCTATAACGGGCACGTTGGCGAGACTGCCACGGTTGAGGCCCCCTTGCGCTATGACAGCCCGGGTGGTGTCCGCGTCCGTTATGACGCTGCATACGGTCAGGACGGCAACGTTGACCCGTCCTGTCTTGAGTTGGCCAAGCCGACCACCTATAAGGTTGGTGACCGGATTGTCTTTACGTCATCGACTGGCAAGGAATACCCGGGCACTGTGGTTGACCCCACGGAGAAGGGCGCGCGTATCGGTCGCGTCGTCCTTGACGAGAAGGGGCATTACTTCCGCACCGACCTGACCCTCAGTAGCCTCAAGCCTGAGCCGAAGCCCAAGCGCACGTTTGAGTTTGCGGTGGGGGACAAGGTGACCACCGTGTCCGTTACCAGCCACCCGCAGCGTGCGGGCAAGCCCGCTACCGTCGTCGCTCTCCCGCGCATGACGGACCGTTACCGCGTCAAGTTTGCTGACGGCCTGACGCTTTACGCCACGGTCAAGGCAGCCCCGTCCGGTAAGGAACGGCTTTCCGGGGAGATTCTGGCCGCGCGTGTCGCGCTCGGAAAGTTGGAGAAGTTGGAGCGACTGGCCGGGGAACTCGGCTACAGCATCAGCAAGATTGACGCCTGAACACCCGTTTAGGCTGAACCACTAAAGAAAGAAACAAGAATGGCAGACGGAAAGATTACCGCCACCCTCAAGGCCGGTACGGGCTTTGACGCCCCGTGGGTTGTCGTCAGCGCTGACACGTCCGGTGAGTTGCGTGACCGACTCGGAGAGATTGAGCAGTCCGGGGCGCTTGTGGACGTGTCCCGTGTCGCTAAGGCGTTTCAGGGTTACGCGGCGGTCGGTGGGACGCTCGGAGCGCGCCCGGTGGACGCTCCCGGCAGCGCTCAGCAGCAGCCGCCCGCTCAGGCCCCTCAGGGACCGCCTCAGGGCGCTCAGCAGCAGCCCCCGGCAGGTAGTTGGGGGAATGCCCCCCAGCAGCCCCAGCAGCCGCCACAGCAGCCCGCAGCCCCTCAGGGCGGCAGCGGTCAGCCGTTCATCCTCAAGGACAACTTTGGGAATGAGTGGGAGTACGACGTGCCCGGGGCACCGATGACCCCGCGCGGTCCTGCCATCGTCAAGCGTGGCGTGAACGCCAAGAACGGCAGCGTTTGGCGCAAGTGGTATGACCCGGCAGCCGGTCCTAAGTGGTTCACGGACCGTCAGGCCAAGGTGGCTACCGCTGACCGCTGGCAGGGCGAGTTTATCAACTAAGGGGCTGTCACCCTTATAGGGTAACCTTAGGTGTGTAACCGCGTGTCTCCCCTAAATGGGCACGCACAATTGGGCGGGGGACCGGGAGTAAACCCCGCCACACAAACAACCACGTAAGGAAAAGAATTGGAGACGCATGAGGACATTGAGGCGCATGAGGGCATTTGCTTGTCATGCCGAATGGTGGCTAACCGTTTCGTCGTCCCCGGCAGCAGTGAGTGTGCGGATTGCTTGGGCATTCCTGTCCACGTACCTAACGGGGAGTAACCACCTGTGATTACCCTAGACCGGGCGCGTAAGCGCGCCTCAACAGCGGGTGAGCCATTGCCTACCGTCTTTAACGTGCTAGCCGCTAACGGCGTGCACATTCGACAGTCGCAACTCACGCTAATTGCCGCAGGCCCGGGCGTGGGTAAGTCACTCATTAGCGTTACCCTTGGCGTCAGGTCAGGCGTCCCGACCCTCTACTACAGCGCTGACAGCGATGAGCACACGATGTTTACACGCATCGGTGCAATGCTGACCGGGTGGAAAACTGACGACGTTGAAAACGCTGTGAGGAACCGCACGGACGGTTACCGCACGGTTGAGGCAGCCATCCACAAGGCCGACAATATCCGGTGGAGTTTCAACCCTGACCCTGACACGCATGATCTTGAAATGGACTTGCAGGGGTTTGCGGGCACTTATGGGCAGTTCCCTTCCCTCATCGTCATTGACAACCTTAAAGACCTTTACGGGTCCAATGAGGACGGTGAGTTTTCGATGGGGGAGCGGTGCAAATACCTTAAGGTGGTCGCGCGCCAGACAGGCGCGGCAGTGGTCGCGTTGCATCACGTCACGGGCGAATACGACGACGGCAATAAGCCCGTACCCCTGTCGGGACTCATCGAGAAGATTAGCAAGATTCCCGAGTGCGTCATTACCGCGCACCGCAACCCGTCCGCTGTCACCTTTGACGGTAGGCAGGAAATGTGCCTCTGCCCTGTGAAGAATCGCGGGGGAAGGGCTGAGCCGTCCGGCTCTTGGGTGCTCAAGATTGGCGCACACATGGACACCATGACGCTTGAGGGCTGACAGGGAATGTCACCCCTACATGCTAAGGTGTGTATAACAACCGCAACGAAAGGAAAACCGTGAGTGTGCAGTCACGGAAACACCGGGGCTATGACACACAACGAATGGTCGCACGGTGGTTCGCTAAGAGGGGTCACCCTTTCGCGCAGCCCGTAGGGGCAGGCGCTCAGGGCGTGGACATTCTCAACATGGTTGGTTTGGCCCCGGAAGTGAAAGCGACACCGGGTGATAACACGGGGGCGCTCAGACAGGCCGTTAAGAACCGTGGGGACGGTTTGCCGTTCGTCGTGTGGAGGCCAAACGGTTACGGAGAGTCCCGCATAGCAGAGTGGCCCGTCATCTTCACCCTTGAGGACGCCTCACGGCTACTCAGGGAGGCAGGCTACGGCTCCCGCGAATGGGCAGCCGACACGGATAGTTAGGTGTGTAGGTGGGTCGGTATAGCAAGCCCGTAAGCAAGGCGACTAAGCCAAGCATTAAGGCGCTACTAGAGCATTACGGGGCGCACCACGTACCGGAGGCGGGTAGAGGTTGGGCGAACATGCGTTGCCCTTTCCACTCCGATTCAAGCGCCTCAGCATCAGTCAATTGCACAGCAGAATGTTTCCGCTGTCATTCATGCAACTTTGGAGGGGACAGTTACGCCCTTGTCGAATGGAGAGAGCAAACAAGCACCTTCCCTGACACTATCACCGCAGCAGAGGCAATTCTTGGGGTCAGCCTTGGAGGGGTATCAGGAACAACTAAGGGAGGACGACGACGCACAGCACTATTTGAGCCAGACTCGCGGCCTGTCCGTGGACAAGCAAGCATATTTCAGACTCGGATTCGTTAAGACTCCGATTCCCG